CCATTTCAGGATGGCGGATGATGCGATTGAAACGCGCCTCTGCAATGGCGATAAATTCTGTAATTTGAATGTCTGTCAGATCGCCGCGGTTAGTCCATGCGCGCACAGTATCGACAAGGGTAGCCCACTCCCCAATAGGTTCGGTCAGTCCAATAGAGAGGGCTACAGTCGGCATAATCTAAACCCTCACAACCTGAAATGGTTCACCCTGCAATGCGCGTATTCATTGCTATTAAGCAGTTTTTTGACCGCTTCCTTATGGTTGGGGTCAAACATATTAACCCCATACTTTTCCGCCCATTCCAGTTGAACCTCTGGGGGGATTGATGCGGCCAAGCGCATGTCCTTCCCCATTCCTAGCCCCTCAATCCGCTTGTTTTGATCGAAAACCATTTTCGTCGAAGAAGTATCAACCTCGTCGATTAGATACTCGCCACCCTCGTTATCCCATCCAAAATACTGGCGGATCCCGGTTAGCGGGTCATAGTCCAGAAGCTCGCGGTTCATTCAACCACCTTGGCCTTTTTAAGCGGCGCAGCTTCCTTTTCGGATAGCGTTACCTTCTCGCCAGCGACCTTTTTGCCGTCCGCATCAAAAGCAATGTTGCCTTCGGTTACGGTGTAGCCTTTATCCTTGGGGGCATCTGTCATTTTGCTTACTCCAAAAGTAAGGGGCCAGCGTTAGCCAGCCCCTCAATCATTAGGCTTGAACATCAGCAATAAGAGAATTGCCTAGTTCGTTTGCACATTTGAGCGTGAACTCAACCGAAAGCAGCTTGCGGTCGGCATGGCCGGTTTTTGCAAGGTCGTCGGTATTGAAGCGCTGCAAATAGCGGACAGACCACAGCGTCGGGTCAATGACCATAACGTCACGGCCAGTCGTGAAACGCGAAGGCACAAATGCAACATCGCCAAAGTCTGACACATACATGTCAGCCGCGCCGATGATGGTTGCCGCCTTGCTTCCGGTTTCACGGCGCTGCTGTGCAATGCCAGCAAAGGTCGAGAACGTCTGCTTGATTGGGCCAGACATAATCGCCATCGTAGGTTCGCCGCCTTCATTCCATGCATCGGACATTGCATCCTTCAACATGGCTTCCGTAACGGTCCGCAATGTGCCGTTGGTCGGGGCCGCACTGATATAGCCGCTGGTTGCGCCCGAAAGCGTTGCAGCCGCACCGCCTACGCCGCGTGACCCGTTGGTGCGGATAAAAGCAACGCCGCCCGCAGACTTGCCCGCAGTGCCATCGGCCAAAGGAACGGCAGGATTGGCAGAGCAAAGGCTCTTTTCCATGTCCCGCTTGATTTCCTTTGACTTCTTGAGCATCTGATAGCTCATTTTAGTCTGCTCACCTGCCGACGAAACTGCCTGCGTGGTGGTCGAGATACCGACAACCTTGTCCATCAACTGCGTGTAGTTCGCCAAGCGAACCGCATCGGTCAATGTGTCGTTTGCAGCATCATCACCGTTGATAACCGCGTTGTTTGCGTCCGCTGCCGCAAGGGTATCGGTCAACCATTCAACATAGGTGTTGTTGGCTTTGCCGCTGCCGATGTTCGACATGAACGGGGTCTGGGTGGGAGCGATGTTGCTGATTGTGTCGTGCAACTCTTCCCGAACAGCGACCTTGCCGGTGCGCTGGAAAGTACCACTTGGAACTGCCATAAATAAAATCCTTCAATGGGAAAAACCGCTTCGCAGCGGGGTGTCTGGTTAGAGGCCCATAGCCTCAAATGCTGCCAGTGCATCGGAATCGCTTCCTGAAGTGCGTAGGCGTTGTGTTGCTTCGCTTAATGCGCGCCGCTGCCCGCTACCCCTCGGTTGGGCGGTCCCCGGCTTATTCGTCATTGGTGCAGGCTTGCCCTTGGCGGCTCTCACCGCTTCCATCTTGCCAGCCATTAGCTTGTCGTATTTTTCAGCCTTGTCGCGGTCAGTCGCAATCTTGCGTAGTGCCAACAATTCGGTAGCATCCACGTTTGACAGCGCATCGTCGGCAAAGCCCAAATCACGGCCAATGGAGATAAGCTGGTTTACAAGTTCATTGCGCTTTGCAGGGTCGTTCCATTCCGGAATCTCCCGCGCAAGGATGGCTTGCTGCTCCGCTTCCCATTGCTGCTCTTGCTGTTGCTCGATTTGCAGGGCTTGGCGCTTGGCCGCTTCCGATTGCTGCGATAGTGCAGCCTTTTCGGCTTCTGCCTGTTTGTAATACGCCATCTGCTGTGCAAACGCCTGTGGGTTGGTTGCGATTAGCGAATAATCGGGTTCCTGAACCTCAAAGGCTTTTGCGTATTGCTCCAATTCCGACGCATATTGGCGTTGAATTTGTGCGAGTTGTGCTTCCGCTTCGGTCCGTGCTGTGCGCTTGGCTTCGGCGGCGGCGGTCGTGGAATGAGCGCGACAAAAGATGGGTAGCGCAAATAAATACATCTACAAAGAAGCGTCTAAATTTAGGTTATTTCAAGAATATCGAAGACGCTGTTGCAGCGCGCCGAGCAGCTGAAAAGCGCTATGGCTATCATGAAAATCACGGAAGGTTGATAGCATGCCGACAGTAGCGCTGAGCATTGGCCTTGTGGAGCCGATAGGAGAATTCAATACTTTAGTCAATACTGTGCGCGCATGGACTAACCGCGACGATTTGACAGACATTCAAATTACAGAATTTATCGCCATTGCAGAGGCGCGATTCAATCGCATCATCCGCCATCCTGAAATGGAAGAGATTGTTACCGCCATGCTGACAACCGGCAACAATGACTTGCCCGACGACTTCCTTGCAATGCGGTCTATCTATCTCGGAACGCAGGAATTGCGGGCAATGACGCCAAGCGCGCTAATCCGCGAATATGGCACGGACGCAGGCATATCGGTTGCCTATACCATTCAGGGCAGCGGCCCGCGCAAGATACGCTTGGGGCCACAGCCTTCGAGCGATACCAGCGTGACGATTGTGTATTACAAGAAAATCATCGGCGTTAATGAAAACAATGCTGACAACTGGCTGCTGAACGAGCATCCCGATTTGTATCTATATGGCGCGTTACTGGCGGCAGAGGCGTATTTGGCCAATGACGACCGCTTACCGATATGGAAAAGCGCATTTGATGAGGCGCTAGCAGAGATTGACCGCAGCGCACAGCGGGATAGGTACGGGGCGGCTCCGATGGTGGCATCCAGCGTTCCACAGGTTCGCGGCGCTCGCACATGAATCCTTGATTTAATAGAGGTTTTAGGCTAAGAAAATGGGCCGCAACGGTGCTTGTAACACCGCGCGGCCCTAACCACTACGCAAAGGAACTGCGCTATGGCTGACCGAGCCGATATTACACCCGAACTTATCCGTCAACTAATCCGGTTTGATGAAGCCAGCGGGAAGTATTTTTGGCGTCGCAGACCAGTAGAATTATTTGTTGATGAAGTGGATTGCCGTAAGTGGAATACGCGCTTTGCAGGCCGCGAGACATTGGTAACCAAAACAAGTGGCTACAACCAATGTAGGATATTTGGAAAGCCTTACCGCGCGCATCGGGTGATTTGGGCCTACCATTATGGCTCTTGGCCTGAGAATCAGGTTGACCACATTAACGCTGACAGGGCTGATAACCGGATTCAAAATCTACGGCTTGTTACCAATCAAGAGAATAACAAAAACAAGCGGCTTTCTGCCAATAATACAAGCGGCATCATGGGTGTGTGTTGGGATAAAAGCAGGGGTAAATGGTCGGCTCAAATCAGAGTTGACTTTGTCCGCATAAATCTCGGTAGATTCGATGATATGGAATTAGCAATCGCGGCGCGAAAAGCGGCGGAAGCGAAATACAACTTTCACGCAAGTCACGGGGAGCAACGACATGAAATTGACGTTGCGAGCTGACCCTTGGCTGCCCGATATTGCAGAAAACGACTTTGAAGGACTGGTTACGGCGTCTGGTGTTTACCCAATAGCCAACGGATATAGGCCATTAGGCTCGTTAGACCCTGTTACAACGGCGCTGGTGACCTTTGCGGGTGGTTCGGCGTTCATCGGTAGCGATGGCACGTCAGCACTGCTTGCTGGCGATACAGCGGGCTTGCAGCGATGGACAGGCACGGCATGGGGGCTGGAATATGCAGCGGCCAACACTGGTAAATGGCAATTCGCGCAATTTGGTGACACGGCTATAGGGGTATATGGGGCCGCTCCGGTTGCTTATGATTTAATCGGTGGAACGGCTGCATTGTTAGGCGGCTCGCCACCATCAACAAAATATATCACGACAGCGGGTAACTTTGTTGTGCTGGCAGGTGATGACGCGGCGAACGCAACGGTTACATGGTCTGGCTTCAACAATGCAGGTCAATGGACGGCTGGCACAAACCAGAGCGATAACCAGCCACTACCGGACGGCGGCAAGATAACGGGGCTTTCGGGTAACGAAAATTACTTTCTGGCATACCAGCGTGATGCTATTCACCGCTTCACCTATATTGGTGTTCCGGGGATATTCCAGCGCGACAAAATATCGACGGGGGTTGGCTGCATTGCATCGGGATCAATAGCCCAAGCGGGTAGTGTGACGTTCTTTTTATCAGAACGCGGGTTTATGATGACAGATGGCCAGACCGTCACGCCGATTGGGAGTGAGGCGGTTGACCAGACTTTTCTTGCTGCATACCAAAGAAGCGAACTGGATAATCTGACAGCTACGGTTGACCCAAGGCGCTATCTTTACAAGGTGGCTATGCCGGGGTCGCCGGGGCGCATATGGATGTTCCAATGGGCGCTGCAAAGATGGTCTGACGCCAATTTGAATATCAAGGCAGTGTTTCAGGCGTTCACGTCGAATATCGGGCTTGATGCACTTGACGCTTTGTATCCGGGCGGGATTGATACTATCCCTGTCAGTCTGGACAGCGCCTTGTTTCAGGGCGGCGAGCCGCGACTATACGGCGTAACCGATACGGGGATTATCAGCACATTTACCGGCCCTAATCTGGCTGCAACATTTACATGGCCGTTTTCGGATATTGGCCAAAGGGCGCGGGTGTTTAACTCGATGCCTGTTACCGACGCAACGGGTGGCTTGACTGTCACCATCGACGCCAAGGCGCGCTTGGGGGATTCCAGCAGCGTAGCTACAGGGGGTAGCTTGCGGGCGTCTGGACATGTGCCGATTAGGGCCAATGGCAGATATATGAAGCCATCCGTTGCAA